CCGCGATTTTTCGCGCGCGCGATGGAGTCTGTACAAAAGCAAACCTATAAAAACATACAGACCATTGTGCATACCGACGACCCCCGCGATGGCTATGTATACGGGGATATCATAATTGAGGGATCGGCCTACGGCCCCGAATACGGAAACGGGTATTACAATCTTTACAACAATTCTCTCCTCGCTGCAATCCCTGACGGCCCGGGGTGGTATCATTTCCTTGACGACGACGACGAATACGCATCCCCGACCGTAATAGAGCGCCTCGTCGCCGCGAGCAAGCGCGATCACATAAACGTCGCCAGGGTAAAGCGCATCATGCGCCGCGGCCTCGTGGTATTCCCCGACAAATGGGGACACCAGAAAAGCTATCAAACCGAATGCTTCTTTCTCCACACCGATCACAAGCGCAAGGCGAAGTGGTGGGGCAACCTCGGCGGCGATCATCACTACTCGAAGCAACTGACGCGGGTGCTGCCTATAAATTGGATTGAAAAACTTGTCATTGCACAGGCTCAGGAGCGCAAGGGCCACGGCTCAAAACTCGACTTAGGGCAGGAGCGGCCGGATTATCGCAATGCTTTCCCGCCGGAGCAGAAAGTCCCCTGCCTCGGGCTCCTGCCGGTACGCGGAAAAAACGCGATCAGGCAAGGCGAGTTTAAGCTCATGCGATACGATGTCGCATACGCCCTGGAGCAGGACGGCAAGATTAAAATCACGTATGCAACAAACCGGCGGGTAAAGCCCCCGGTACGAAATATTTACGGCGAATAGGAGGAATCATGGCAGACGCACAGGCTCAGGCACCGAAGCAGGAGAAGAGGTTCAGCGCGGAAACCGCACGCGGTGAGATCCAGAAAATACTCGATTGGTATCTCGTCGACCTCGCGGACATGACCAACGAAAAGGAAAAATCTGCGGTGATGATGTCGATCGACAGGCTCACGCGCGCGGTACGTGCCGGACTCCTCGAAGTTAAAACAGAGGCCGGCCTGCAGGTGGTACAGATCCTCAAATCAGGGAAGGACGTCATCACCTACGAGGAAATCGGAGGCGAGGCCAAATGCAGCATGGATGGAATCCCTGTTGAGAATCACTACACGCGCATGTACACCCTGCTCGGCTCCCTCTCGGGTCTGGGTTTCGCCGCGATCAAGAAACTGAAAGGGGTTGACAATTCCGTCGCCGAATCCCTCGGTACACTTTTTTTATTGTGTGTGTAGGGCTCTGGCAATGGATGGGAAACCTATTCAGCCGGGGGCAGCAGATCTCGGAAATCAAGCGCCTCAGATTTTCCGAAATGCGGGAGTGGAATCACTGGCACGAGCTCATGGCCGATGCCGAGGCGACGCGAATATGCTCATGCGGGAAAAAGTATGATGCACGAAAACATAAATCATGTCCGAAGTGCGGTAAATAATGCCTGATTTTGCAGTTGTCACCGCCTTCCGCGCCACCGACAAAATGAGCCCCGCGTTTAACAAGATGGGTGCGGCCGCCGATAGGTTCGGCACACGAGCGAGCCGTAGCGCAGGCATAGTAAATTCCGCGTTCTCCGCGATAATTCCCGCCCTCGGAATAGCGGGAATACTCATGATTGGAAATGCAATCAAAGACGCGGCGAAGCAAGCGTCGGCCCTTGAAACGTCTTTCCGCTCTGTTTTTCAGAGCGATGCCGCCAACCAGATGAGATTTGTTCGCGAGGAATCACACAGGCTCGGCCTCGATTTCGTAATGGCCGCCGACGCATATAAAGGTATTGCTGCCGCCGCGAAGGGCACCGCAATTTCAAATTTTGACGTACAACAGACCTTTCTCGGTGTCAGCGAGGCCGCGACAGCCTTGCAGCTCACATCGGAACAGTCACAGGGCGCGCTCCTGGCGATCTCTCAGATCATAAGCAAGGGCAAAGTCTCAATGGAGGAATTACGCGGACAACTCGGCGAGCGTATACCCGGAGCGATGCAAATAGCGGCTCGATCTATGGGAGTGACCACGGCAGAACTTGAGAAACTTGTGGCGCGTGGAATCCCCGCAGAAAAATTCATCCCACGTTTCGCCGCGCAGATGCGTAAAGAGTTCGGACCAGCAGCGGCAGATGCCGCGACTAAATTTGCCGCCTCAGAACAGCGATTTAAAAATCTCATGTTTTCGATGAAGGCCGGACTTGGCACCGCCCTGTTGCCCGCTCTCAACGATATAATGATGGCCCTCACACCCCTTATAGCCGCGTTCGCGTCATGGGCCGATGCAAATCGTGATACGATATCCGCCATAATACAAAAACTCGTTCCCGCACTCGCAATCGCGGTCGGCCTTTTCGTCGCCTACAAGGTCGCCCTCATGGGCATTGCAATCGCACAGGCGGTCGTCACCGGGATAGGATGGATAAAATATCTTGCGCAGATGCTCCCGCTCATGCGTTCGGTTATCGCCGCGCATGGCCTGTTTAATTTCGTACTCGGCGGCACTGCGTTCTGGCAGGCGGTCGTCGCCGCAAAAACCGCGCTTGTCACCGCCGCGCAGTGGTCTCTCAATTTCGCGATCTCAGCGTGTCCGATTGTATTCGTATTTATGGCCGCTGCGGCCTGGCTCGTATACCTCAACACCCACATCGAGGAGATGATCGATTTATTCTATCGCCTCACGCGAGTCCTCGATAACCCCATTATCAAGGGGCTCCTCACCGGGGTACTCGGCGCAGGCGCAATGGATTTAGTATCCGCCACCCGTCAGAAAATCGAGGAACGCCGCAACGAGCTTGCCGCTCCCAACGCCGCGCGCGAGGGTAGCCGTGGCGTACAATTCGAGGGGCAACTCAATATCAACAACGCACCTCCCGGCAGCACGGCATCATCCAAAACGAAAGGCGCACCGAATATTCCGATGCACCTCGTGGGGGTAATGTGAGCTGGCAAAACGAAACCCGCGATGAAATAAAATTCACGTCGCCCGAGGGCAACACGTTTTACGCGCTCTGGCGCAGCAATAAACGCAGCTTCGAGCGCAAGCTCGGAATGTTCGATCCCCCGAAATTCAAGGGGACCATAGTCCAGGACCTTGAGCCGAAATCGACGCTCTGGCCGCTCACGGTATATTTCGACGGCATGTATCACCACAAGGATGCACAAGATTTTTACAACGCACTTTACAACGAGTCCGGGCAATGGGAGGTCGTCCACCCCGTTCATGGCCCCCTCATTCTCCAGCTCATCAGCGCCGAAGAGGACGCCAACCCCGTCGAGGCCGGAAATTATACTCAATTCGACACGCAATGGATCGAGCCCGCGAACGCGGAGCGCGTCGTAAGCCTCGACGAATCGCTCATCTCCACCCTCACCACGATCATGAACATCGCCGACGACTGTATGACCATGCTCACTCAGCTCCGCACGGACATATTCTCCAATATCACGGCGGCGCTCGGCACGTTCAGCAAAATCGCGGGTTTTATGTCGAGGACGATCTCCGGTATCTGCGCAACGGTCGCAATGGCGCGCGATGCCTTCGACGATGCGAAGGCCACTTTCAACGGCGCACTGTCGGCCTTCGACTATTCCGATCCCGATACTACCGACATGTCGGCGGCGATGACCAATATGTCACTGGCACCCCTGGACGGCAGCACCGATTATCAAACCCGGTCCTCGGCGTACTCAACCCTTGCCGATCAGATTTTTACGCTCACGCCAACCACCACCACAGAGGAGGACCATAACAGGGTCGTCGTCATCGAATTCGGCGCCACCCTCACCCTCATGGCAGCGGCGCAGATCGCGGCAACCTCACAGTATCAGAGCCGCGCCGAGGTCATCACCGCCATAGAGGGAGCGGCCGCGTTTTTTAACTCGGTCGTCGCCCGCATCGAAGCAATTCAGGAAATGTTTTCAGAATTGGATATCGAGCGCCAGTATTTCAGCCAGACCGCGACCTATACGAATTTAATACAGCTCTACACGCTCGTATTCCAGTACCTCCTCGCGCAATTCTACAATCTCAAGACCGAGAAGCGGTTCCGCCTCAAAAAGGCCCGCTCACCCCTCGAGATCGCTGTCACCGAATACGCGCCATCCGTCGAGGACATCGATTACTATCACGATCTTTTCATACGCTCGAACAATCTGCATGGCAACGATATCGAGATATTGCCGGCCGGGAGGGAGGTAGTAATTTATGTCTGACCTTCCCGGCAAGGGCCGCGACGATCTCACCCTCGTTATCGAGGGCCGCGAAATCGTCGTCAACTCCGCGAAATTCATGCGTAGCATGGACACTTGCGCCGACGCCTTCACAGCCGAGATCCCCTGGTTTCCCGGCAAAGATCCCGAGCTCGACCGCATCACCGCGCCGTACTCATACAGCAAATGCAAAATCTATATCGGCGGCAACCTCGAATCCGAGCAGATACTCTACAACGTCAAGCACAAGCGCGACAAATCCGGCACCATTAAGGAGCTTGAAGGATTCAGTAAAACCGCCGACATCATCGACAGCACGGTGCTCCCTCCCTATGAGGCGTCAAATATCAGCCTCACCGCGCGCTGCAAACAGCAATGTGAGCCCCACGGGATACAGGTTGTCATCGGCGACGGCGTGAACCTGCTCGTACCGAAAACCGTCAGCACCGGGAAATGGGTCCCGGTCGTGAACCAGATGGGAATACAAACCGCGATGGGATTTATCAAGACGATGCCGCTTATCGACAAGCCCATCGAAACCGGCAAAACCTACAAAATCACCGGCAAAAAAACCACCTACGAGGAGATGAAATTCGCGCGTGTCAGTGCCGAGCAGACCGAGACGATATTCGAGCACCTGCGAAAACTTGCGGCACAACGAGGGCTGCTCCTCTCCTGCACGTATGACGGCAATCTCCTCATCACTCGCGCGAACACCGACGATAAACCGGTCGGGACCATCGAGGAAGGGGAGCCCACCGCCGAGGGATTCAACGCCGATTTCGACGGCCGCAAGCGTTTTCATTTCTATCGCGCAATCGCATCGAGTTCGCGCAAGGGCAAGACCGCGAAAACCGGGATCGCTACCGATGACGTTTTAAAAAATCAGCGCTACCTCACCTTTCGATCCGACGACAATATCCCCGGCGAGGCTCTCAACGCCGCGGAGTGGAGGAAAAATAAATCCGCAGCCGACGCGATGACGATACCATTCCCGGTCTCGACCTGGTACGCTCCCGACGATAAGCTGTGGCGTCCGAACACGAAAGTATCAGTAAAAAGCCAGGTGATCGCCAGCTCCGGATTCACCTTCCTCATCGCGCAAGTGGAGTTCTCATTCGCTGCATCCGGCAACAGCGCGACGCTCAATCTGAAACCTCCGTCTGTGTATACCACTGGAAAAATCGAGGAACCGTGGCTCTCGGAATAATCACCTCACACAAGATCGGCAAAAACCGCGACGGCGACGCCGACCGTGTATTACTCCAGGTCAAAATGTTAGACGAGGACGTCCGCACCGTCGAGCTCTTCCCCGGCGCGGGCGTGGACTCAAACCCCGCCAACGGCTGCCGCGTTGAGGTCGTGGAAGCGAACGGGGTGAAGATCTCCGGCATCGTCAGCGACGACATCGCCCCTGAATCCGATCCCGGCGAGTACGAGATTTACAGCACCGACAATCCGGCTGTGGCAAAAAAGGCCAGCGTCAAACTCAGCAGCAATGGCGACATCACCATCACCGCGTTTACCGGCGCGAAAATAGAGATCAAGGCCGACGGCGACATCATCCTGAACAGCGGCACAGGATCGGCCGTGAAATTCTCGGAGCTCGAAACCGCGTTCAATCAACTCAAAGACGATTTCGACGATTTCAAAGCGAATCATAAACATGGCGGCGTCACTATCGGCGCAGGAACAACGGCCGTTTCGGATATGCCTGCACCCTCGACCGCCGATATCTCAGCCGCGGAAGTCCCGGAGGTAAAACTGTGAGTGATATCGATAATGACAAAATAATTTATAACAAGTGCTCGCGGTGCCCGCTGCAGAATACCGACTGCGATCTAAAATCAAATCCCAAAATCGCGGGCTGTATCATGGGCACATACGGGGAAATCATGAAGGGCGAACATGAGTAGATACCAGGGAGATCCCGCAATCCAGATCACCCCTAACGGCGCGTCGATGACCTTCAAGGGCGGCCAGCCAGTCATGGACGGCGGCCTCGAGAATTACGCGATCATCAGTCTCGGCACCCTCCCCGGCTGGTGGGGGAACATATTCACAACCGACCCGAATAAAAAAATCGGCTCGAATTTCAGCCGCCCTCGCGTGCATGTCGACGTGAAAACCGTCAACGATATCAGCGACGACGCAAAGCTCGCGCTCAAGGCAATGACCGACTCTCGCATCGCCTCGAAAATCGATGTATCCGTCACCAACCCGAGGGCCGACGAAATCCGCACCGCGATCGCGATTTACCCGCCGGGGCAGGATGTCCGCACGCTCGTATTCACCCGTAACGGAATCAACTGGTTGAGCCAGGCGCTCGACCCCGCGCATGGGAGGCTGTGAGAATTGAAATGATAATTTATAAAGCGACAAATAAAATAAACGGTAATTGTTATATCGGGAAAACCATACAGCATTTACGCGAGAGAAAAAGCGCACATGAATTACATGCATCAAAAAATTCTAATTTTTATTTTCATCGCGCCCTCCGTAAATATGGATTTAATAATTTTGGATGGAAAATATTATTCCATGCTATTGACGAAAACGAACTCGATCAAATGGAGAAATATTTCATAGCCAATTACAAAGCAACTAATTATTTGTATAATATGACCGCTGGTGGTCGTGGCCTTATAGATCCAGTCGGTGAAACTCGAAGAAAGTTGTCAACTGCCGGGAAAGGAAAGAAAAATCCTTTTTACGGAAAGCACCACTCCGAGGAGACAAAAATAAAATTATCTCTATCTCGTATGGGTAAAGTTCCATGGAACAAAGGACTTCCGAGGGACGAAGCGACATGCCACAAAATAAGCAAAGCCAACAAGGGCAGACTTGTTGGAGATAAAAACCCCATGTTCGGAGTGCCTAGCCCAAATAAAAATAAACATATTTCAGAATGGCAAAAGAAAAGAATATCTGAATCTAAAAAATTATACTGGGAAATGAGGCGAAAAAATGTCCTATAAAATCCCTACGACTGCACAATTATCAGCCGATTTTCTCGCACGATTCGAGGCGGCAATTGGACAAACCTCTCCCATAAATGATAAATCATTTCTGAGGGTGATATCTGCAACAATGGCTGGTTTATCTGTCGGGCACTACAAATTCGCTGCCGATGCCGTGCTCCAGACCCTCGCTCTCACCGCTACCGACGAGGGACTCGACCGTATCGGACTCGACAACGATACGCCGCGAAAGCTCGCCGTCACCGCGATACTCACCGCGACGCTCCCGGCGACCACCGGAACCGTGATTCCCCAGCGCACCGAGTTCACAAGCGACAGCTCCGGGATCCGCTACAAAACCGACGCCGAGGCGACAGCCGTCGCGAATATCGCCACCCTCACGCTCAGATGCGCAGAGACCGGCACCGCAGGCAATCTCGACAACGGCGAGGAGCTCTCCATTTCCTCACAGATCGCGGGAGCAACCACCGTCGCGACAATCACCGCAACGGTAACGCTTGGCGTCGACGAGGAAACCGATACAGATTATCGGCCGCGCGTACTCTTCGCCGAACGTGCCGTCACCGGCGGCGGCAATGCCACCGACCACAAAATATGGGCCGAGGCCGTGACCGGAGTCCGGCGAGCGTTCCCCTTCTCGGGCCGTCCCGCATCCGAGGGCACGTCATACCCAGGTGACCGTACGGTATACGTTGAGGCCGTGTCCACAATCGACGCCGACGGCATCGCCCCCGGATCTCTCCTCGACAGCGTGAGGGACGCAATCAACACCGATCCGGACACCGGCCTTTCCCGCGCATTGCTCGGCCTCACCAACGACACTCTGTTCGTTGAGTCGATAACCCGCACCTCAATATACGTTGAAATCTCCGATCTCGATATCGACCCTGCGCAGGAAGCCGACTGCAAGGCCGACATCGTATATGCGCTCGATCTCTATTTCCGCTCAATCGCACCATTCGTGGACGGCGTGGACGTCCCGCAGGAACGTTACGACACGATCACCCCGCTCTCGGTGTCGCGAGTGGTGCAGGACGTGCTCAAATCCTACGGCGCGACCGCACAAAGCATCGTGTTCGGAATCGTATTCGGAGTCACCACCCCGCTTCACACTTTAGGACAGGGTGAGCTCGCCAAACTCGGGGGCGTAACTTATGTCTAGCCTGAGCAGAGCGGTCATCGACGCGCTTTTCCCCGAGGGTCCGGCCTGGTCTCCTGCCGCCGATGACGATTATGATCTCCTCCTCGAAGGAGTCTCCGACAACAGCGAGGCCGTCAGGCTTGACCTCGACAAACTCCGCTACCTCAGAGATCCCGCGCGTACGCCGATTCTCGACGATCTCGAAAGCGAATTTGCCGTCATCCCCTCAGCGACGGCATCAGAAGCGCAGCGACGCATCAGGCTCGCCTCAACAATGTTTCGCAGATCGGAGCAACCGACATACGAAATGCTCGAAGAAAAATTACAGGGCGCCGGTTTCGATTGCTACGTGTACGCCAACGATCCCGCGGTCGATCCAAGCCTGTACCTCGAACAGAATTTTAACATGGTCTGCGGCGGCCTGCTCCCCGGCGGCAACGAGTCGCAATGCGGCGAAGCCGAGGCGTACTGCGCACAATCAGGCGGCGAGCTCCTCGTCAACGGTGAAATATTCGACACCTTCCCGGATTTCAACTGCCTCTGCGGCGAACCTCTCATGCAATGCGGAGAAGCCGACGCCCTCTGCGGCTCCTATACCGGCATCCTCCTGATCCCGATCGAATACCCGATCCCCGACAACTCGGGGTACTGGCCCCTCATATTTTTCGTCGGCGGCCTCCGCGAATGGGGATTGCTCGGCAGCAGGTACTCATTCCAGGGCTGCGGTGAAGGGGCGAATGAAAGAATATATTCAATCGCCCTTCAAACCGACGGCAAAATCATTATCGTCGGTTTGTTCACAACTTACAACGGAGTTTCACGAAATAGAATTGCGCGCATCAATGTCGATGGATCACTCGATTATTCTTTCGATCCGGGAACTGGGGCGAATGGTTTTGTATATTCCGCTGCCCTTCAAACCGACGGCAAAATCATTATCGCCGGAATATTCACCTCCTACAACGGAGTATCGCGAAACCGTATTGCACGACTCAACACCGGCGGCAATCTCGACGCGACGTTCGATCCGGGGACGGGGGCAGATGCAGACATCAGAGAAATTGCACTTCAATCAGACGGCAAAATCATTATCAGCGGAATATTCACCTCCTACAACGGCACCAGCCGCAATCGTATCGCCAGACTCAACACTGACGGCAGTCTCGACGCAACATTCGACCCTGGGACGGGATTCAATGTCGCCTATGCAGCCGCAATCGCTTTTCAAACTGACGGTAAAATAATCGTCGGTGGCTATTTTACCTCCTATAACGGTACTGGCAGAAATTGCATTGCCCGCCTCAATACCGACGGAAGCCTCGACGCCACCTTCGATCCGGGGACGGGTGCGAGTGCCGCTCCTGAAGTTATCGCCATTCAGACAGACGATCAAATTCTCATCGCCGGAATATTCACCTCCTACAACGGCACCAGCCGCAACCGTATCGCACGCCTCAACATCGACGGTAGCCTCGACGCGACGTTTGATCCGGGGAGTGGGGCGAATAATATTATTTACTCGCTCGCAATACAAACCGACGATCAGATACTCATCGGTGGCAACTTCACCTCCTACGATGGCACCGCTCGCAATCGCATTGCCCGCATAAACACCGACGGCAGCCTCGACGCCACGTTCGATCCGGGCACTGGGGCGAATAACTACGTTTTCGCAATTTCAATCCAGACCGACGACAAAATAATTATCGCCGGACAGTTCATCTCTTTCGACGGCGACACCGCGAACAGAATAGCGAGGCTGAACACCGACGGCGAGCTCGATATCGTCGATGTCTACGGTTGGAGCATTGCCTCGGCATCAATCGCAATCGAGCGCAGGCAGGAATTCAGGCGCATCATCCTCAAGAGCAAACCGATGGCCTCGTGGGCGGGGCTCATCGTCGTCTATATATGAAAATTTATGGAGGCACATCATGATAGATTATGAAAGCAGTTTAGTCAACACCGACCACGTCGCGTTCCCGGACACGCAGGCGGTGAACATATCCGCACCCGGCTCAGGCGACGGCACCGAATTTGTTGCCCTACTCGTCAACGATATCTGGGGACGCGCACAGGCGCTCATGGCCCACGCGGGACTCACTCCCGACGGCGTATCGGAGGCGGCAGGAACCGCGCAATTTCTCGAAGCACTTTTCAAGGGGCTCAACGTCGGCCCCGGATTCGGGGTGATTTACTGGAAAAACGACACCCCGGCCGCGCTCGGCGATAGGGTTCTCCTCCTCCAGGGGCAGGTGATTGCAATCGCCTCTTATCCGCTACTCGCCGCCGCCGTGTACTGTGGCGACGGCCTGAACGCGACCGCCCCGGCGTTCTACAAAACCTCTGACGCAGGCGGCACCACGCGCAGCACCGCCGGAACGTACCTCGTACTCCCAGACACCCGCGGACTCTCCCTCAAGGGCGTCGGCGACGCCACGGTAAACACGCGCGTCAAAACCGGTCCCGCCGTCCTCGCCGAGGTACAGGAGGATCAGGGACAGGGACATCGGCATGAGTACAAGACAAAAAATTATAATACGCCTGACGCCTCGCCATATTGGGCTCGTGGCGCTAGCGCGGACGCGGGTAGTGAGCATAATACAGTCGGCGGCGTAACAGATCCAATCACCGACGGCACCAACGGCACACCCCGCACCGGCACCTACACCCGCGATAACTCGATGGGCGTCAATTACGGAATCGGGTACTAGGAGGGAATATGATACACGCGATATATTTATCGGTCATCGCCGCGCTCCTGTTTTGGATCATACGCAAGCACCGCAAGAAATCAAAATCCGATCGAGTGCTCCGCAGCGATGCCGACACGCTCAGGCGAATCGCAAACGAAATTTATGAGGTAACGAGGTAAATATGAAAACGATCAAACTCCAAAACATCGACGGCTACACGGTCATTAAATCAGTCAATCCCGCCGGAGGTTTCATCGACCCCGAGGAGACGAAAAAAATCGTTGCTGTCGAGATCCAGAAATCCGAAACCTATCAGCAGATTGAGGCCATCAAATTACAGATGCGCGACATCGCTATCGCGGCGAAGGTAGCGTACAAGGCCGCGAATCAGGCACTCTTCAAAGCGCGTCAGGTCAACCCGAAAGCGAAATCATCCGCTGTTGCCGACGCTCAGTGGTCGGAGTATCGTGCGCAGATGGGAAAATTCAGAGAGGCGCAGGAAGCGCTGCTCCCGCTCGCGATCACGTTGAAATCAGAAATCTCAGCACTCACCCTCAAACATGCCGTGTATTTCAACCTCCAGCCCGGCGAGGAATACCGTGAGGATGCCGAGGCCGATGCGATTGCCGAGGCAATGGCTGCCGCTGCCGAGAAAAACGCGGTGCTTGCGATCGCCGACAAAAAACTCGTTGAGGTTGCCGACTATCGGGGCCGGAAGTTCTGGAAGAAAAAAGCGGGAGCCTGGACCGGCGCGGAGATCACCGCCCTCGCAGTCGAGCCCGTCGCCGGCGCGATTGAGGACTCATCCCTTACCGACGACCAGCGCACGGAGATATCAGCCCAGCTCGAAGCCGAGCGTATATCGAAAATGAAAGCAGCCGACAGAGACGCCGAGAAAGCGGCGGCACTCGATGGCATAGCGGCCGCTGCGAACGCGATGCGAGGCAAACTCGAAATCATAGGCGACGCCGAAGCGCTGGCGAAATCTCAGGCGTGGTATCAGGAGCAGGCCGGGAAGGTGGACGAGAAATACGGGTAAAGAAAAGCCCCGGAAATACCGGGGCGTGATTTTACCACTCAGGATTGATTCGCTCACGCTCGAATTTTACACGTTCCGTTTCTGCGGGGACGATATAAAAAACCGGTTCCTTGTTTAACATCATCCGCTTCAACCAATCGGGGGTTGGCGGCGTACAAATAATATATTTTTCTTTTCTGTCGGTCATATCAAAACGCCTCCACTCTCTCGATCGCATCGCTGAAATGTGACGTCAGCGCCATGCTGAAATCGTAGCGATACATATTATCGTCGATATTGAAATATAAATAGTCGCCGACGATCGCCGGTTTCAGATATTTTTTCGTGAGCGCACCCGACTCGGAGTCGCCACCACCCTCGAAGAGCCGCGCGGTTTCCCGTGCCTGATTTATCGACGGCACGAAGCGGATCACCCAGCCGGTCGCGCACTGAATCCAGTACATCACGTTTTCGCCGTTTTCAAATCGCACACCTGCGGCGACGACCATGTTCTGCACCGTCCGGTATTCCCACATCGCTGCGGTCTCGGAGAGGCTGCAGGTCAGGCCGTCCCAGGTGTACCCGTTTTTGCTGTACCATATTCCGTCACTGCCGAGAAGCCATTCCGTCGCGCCCACCTGAAAATTACTGCCGAAGTTTACCTGTATATCGTTAAAATACATTTTCCGCGTCGTGTAATTCGCGCCCCACATTACGAACCCGGCGACATCGCCGTCAGGGACGACGCAGGTTATTTTGTTCTTCGCACCGTTGAGATGCACCCAGCCAGTCGCGGGCTTGGAGATAAAAATATCAGTTCCAATTGTCGCGACTCCGTCAACGAGATAATCGCGCGTCCGCCAGTCGCCGTGCTCGACGGCGTTAAAATACACCCGCGTATAATTCAGCTTCGGCATAATCGCCGCCTCGACCTCCTTGCGCGGCACGGTTTCCACGATCCAGATATCGCCATTCAAATCAAATTCGGCGCCCTCCCCCTTTTCGATCCTGATATAATTCGGCGTCGTCACCAAATTCCGGCTCTGCGCCACCGCCCCGTATTCGTCGAGCTTATACAGCACGTCCGCATTCGCGTATAGCGAGGGCGCGGCTTTCTCGGAGGATCCGTCGCGCCACAACCACATCGAAGTGCCGTCGTAAAATTTCGCTCCCTCCGGCGTGAAAAATACCGCCTGCACCATTCCGGTGGTTACTCCCGGATCGGGACCAGCCACCTCGGGGACGGGCGTATTCGAACCCGTGACGATAGGAGTAGCCGCAGGGGTTTTGTCGCCTGTGCCTGAGCCTGTGCACGAAATAAAGCCGAGAATAACCAGGGAGATCGTCAGAAAGAGCGGGAGTGTTTTATTTTTCATATCGCTCCTCCGTATAGAAGTAAATATCTGTCAACTCGTCGGATTTTTCAAGGTATTTTTTGCATTTTTTTAGCAGACACTCGAATATTTCATCGAGATTGTACCCCGTTATGTCGCAATCGAGGGATAAATTGCCCCCTGATGTTTTAATTAGTATAGTGGCGTAACGACGATGAAGCGGAATCGGTTTTTTCGGCTCGACATCAATTCCGGTATCACTCGCCACCGATTGTTCGGCGGCTATCTCAACGAGTTTAAGATCGCCATCATACGTTTTTTTGCTTCTCATGTCAAATCCTCCTTTCGGTACGCATGTTTTTCGCTGCACTCCCAGCACCGGGACAACCGCTGCGGACGTTCGGTTTCGCCGTCGGTTTCGAGTGTGACCTCGCGTCCACATTCGCAGAGATATTTGTAATGGCCGGGGGATAGGGTTTCAATGTGTGGCATGGGTGGACTCGTATTCATGCGGGATTTCACCGGGTTTTCTCGGCACAGAGAATGTCGGGAATCCCAAATCGCGCATGTTTTTGATGTGCTGCAATTCTGAAATAATCTGTTTTGCTATTTCCCTATCCATCATCCCCTCCCCTGCCACAGCGCGAAAATCAGGTCAACGTCATCGGGGAACTCGCGCACGAGCGCGGCGCGGGCCTCGACAGCGCGATTGTAACTGGCCATGCCGCGGTGATACGCCTCGCCCTCGGCGAATT